ATGAAAATTAGTCAAGCAACAATGGATGTATTAAAAAACTTTTCGGAGATAAATCAATCAATCGTAATTAAAGAGGGGAATGAAATCAAAACTATTTCTGCATTGAAGAATATTCTTTCAAAAGCGGTAGTTAAAGAGTCATTCCCGAAGGACTTTGCAATTTACGATTTACCTACATTTATTGGTTTTCATTCTACTATGTTAGCGCCAGAATTTGAATTCAAGGATGATTGCGTTATCATGGAAGATAAACATGGTAAAGGTAAGTATTTTTATGCTGAACCATCTTTAGTAGTAACCCCGCCTGATAAAGATATTGATATGCCAGATACCGATATTCAGTTTGAATTAAAGAATGATGTGCTTGAAGATATTATGAAAAAAGCAAATGTTCTTAAATTACAAGATATCGGATTAAAGTCTTGTCCTAAATCAAAAGGTCTTTACCTATATGCTACAAATAAAAAGACCGATACTTCAAACGATTATTCTGTAAAAGTTGGAGAAACGGATGGTGAAAAATTTAATATTATTTTTAAGAAAGATAACTTAAAGATAATACCAGGCGATTATATAGTTACTATAACAAATGGTATTTCGCATTTTAAATATTCAGATGATAAATACGATCTGGATTATTGGATTGCTTTGGAGTCAGATAGTCAATATAAGACAAATTCCTAAGAGGTAAATGATGAAGGATAATATATTATGGGTTGAAAAGTATAGACCTGATAGCATTGATGATTGTGTTTTACCTGATTCGACAAAAGAGATATTTCAATCTATTGTTGATTCGGGAGAGTTACCAAATTTATTATTGTTTGGTACGTCAGGAGTTGGAAAGACTACGGTTGCAAAAGCATTATGTAATCAACTTAAATGTGATTGGTTGATGATTAATGGTAGTGATGAAGGACGTTTGATAGATACGTTAAGAACTACTATAAGTAGTTATGCATCAACGGTAAGTCTTTCGGGTGGAATGAAAGTTATTATCATTGATGAAGCGGATTATATGAATAAAGATACTGTCCAGCCTGCCCTAAGAGGTTTGATAGAGGAATTTTCAAATAATTGTCGCTTCATCTTTACTTGTAATTATCACAATAGGATTATCCCAGCACTTCATTCAAGATGTTCTGTTGTTGATTTTAAAACTGCAAAAGAGGATAAACCTCTACTTGCACAATCCTTTTCTGCGGCTGTATTGCGTATATTAGATGCAGAGGGGATTAAATACAAACCCGATATTGTCGCACAATTAGTTGTTAAGTTCTTTCCTGATTTCCGAAGGGTATTGAATGAGCTACAAAAGCATTCTGTAGGGGGAACGATTGATGCGAATGTATTAAAATCTTCCAGTAACGAAACCTTTAATGAGTTGGTTGGTTATTTGAAACAGAAAGATTTTAGTAGTATGCGTAAGTGGGTTGCACAAAATATTGATAATGACCATGTGAGATTATTTCGTCAAATCTATGACTCTTGCTCTAGTGTTCTTAAAAATGAGAGCGTGCCACAAGCTGTATTAACTATAGCAGACTATCAATACAAGTCTGCTTTTGTAGCAGATCAAGAAGTTAACATGGTTGCTTGTTTAACCGAGTTAATGATTAATTGCGAGTTTATACAATGAAAGATGAACCACATAACATAGATGTTTTTGTATCAACTTTTTTTGAAGATGGCAAGAAGTACAGGTTAGGTCATGCAAAGGTTGGCGCTCAATTAGACAAGGGTATAACCCGAATCGCTAAAAAGTTAAAAACAAACAAGTCAATATTGATTAGGGCTGTTTTAGAATCTTATGTAAAGTTCTTTGAGGAAAGGGAAGCTGTTGGTGGACAACCTAAATACTTTGACTACGAAAGAAATTTACAAGAATGGATAACAGAAAGATTTAATATGAGTAGTTTAAATAAAGAATTAATGGAAGCAAACAAAATGATTCAAGATAATTCAAAATCACCAGAGGTTAAATATTTATCTAAACAAATGGTGATACTTTCTAAAATGGTAAATGAAGTTCATAAAAATCATCTATGAAACATATATACTATTATGATGAATATTATAAAGACGTATCTTCTCTTGCAGATAGGTATGCTAAAATTAAAAATCCGCACGTTGTATCTGTGTACAAAGATTCGCTGCCTTTCGGTGTTCAGATAAGTAATTTATTAAATTGTGGCATGAGTATTATTTCATCTGAAAATGGTAAGGCTGAATGGATACTAAATAATACAGATAGAGATACAAGATTGTTTCCTTATCTTATTTGTGTTGATATAACATACAGAGAGGATGTTTTTAGTAGTATTAAAGAGTTACCAGAGTTTAATCGTAATCCAGATTATACTTTATATAGTTTATTTGGACATGATAATGATTTGGGGGTTTTTTATAGCCATGAATTAATCTATAAAGAGGTTAATTTTCCTTGGCAACGTATGATGATACAAAATGATTTGAGGACGAGGTGATGTAACTTATAAATAACAGTAGAAGTTATTTAGAAGAAAGGGAAGAGCATGGAAGATAAACAGCCTAATAAAGATCAACCGTCTGATGATTTAAAAAAGAAGTTTGATGAAGCTGAGAGTGATGGACACTTTGATAAGGATGGTAATATGTACATCAAATTAACTTTAGAAGATAGTGCTTTAGTTGTTCGTGCTGATGGTTCTGTTGAAATGATTAGCCATGACTTAGAGAAAGCAGAAGGTGGGTATGTTGGAGATGTTGAGGATTTAAATAAGACATTTTCTTTGGTACTTGCATTAGCAACTGCTTTGGAGAATGAAGATTTATATAATCGCATATACCATAACTTAAATATGGTATTGATGGCGAAATGGGAACAAATTCCCGAAGATATTAAACAAGATATAATTCAGAAAAGAAGAAATACAGCTATCAATAGAACTGATGAAGAAAGAAAAGAAAAGATGAGAAGGGTTGAAGAATTCCGTGATCGAATGAGTAAGTATAAAGATGATTTTATTGAAGAAGAACGAAGAAAGTTAGCAGAGGATATGCAAAGAGAAGCAGAGTTTTTGGATAATGTAAAAGATGAATTTGCAGACCCTCAAGAAATACAGAATCATATGGAAGATATGTTAAGGAATCAAAGACCAGAGAAAAAGATTAGAAAGGCACAACGCAATCCTCTGTATAGAATGAGGAATGTTGATTGGAATCCATATGATGAAACATTGATAACTAAAAAGGGTAAGTGGCGTTTAGATCACCCGCCTGATCTTGATGAGGACGAATAATGAATCCATTTGATTATGCACATGATTTAGTTACAAAAGATAATGTTGAAGATTTTTCAGATAGAAAAGATTATAATCCTTTTTTAATTAATAGAACTTTATCTTATCATTCTGATATAGCTTTATTCGTAAACGAGGTGAATAAATATCCTGATATAAGTAAACTTCAACATTTTGATTTTATAAAGTCTGCTATACCTAAGAAGAAAAGACGAAAGAGGTATTGGACTAAAGGCAAAAAGTTAGAGAATATGCAAATAATAAAAGAATATTATAAAGTATCTAATCAAAAATGTTTAGAATATTTGTCAGTTTTATCTGACAAAGATATTAAAAACATTAAAAATAAACTATATAAAGGTGGCAATTCCTAAACTTATAAATACTACATTATGGAATTTATATACTTTAAATTGAGAGAGGAATTAAGGAAATGAATGAGAATGTGAATTGGTCAATCGAAGATATGATAGAAATTCGATTGAAAGAGGATGATGATTTTTTAAAAGTAAAAGAAACTCTTACCAGAATTGGTATAGCATCTCGCAGAGAAAAGAAGCTATTTCAATCTTGCCATATACTCCACAAACAGGGAAAGTATTATATCGTCCATTTCAAAGAACTCTTTGCCTTGGATGGTAAACCTACCAATCTATCCAATAGTGATATTGAACGTAGGAATACTGTTGTTAATCTTTTGAACGAATGGAATTTAATTGAGATTGTTTCACCAGAGAAAGCTCAACCAACTACCTCTATTCGACAAATGAAAATTTTACCATTTAGTGAAAAGAGTGAATGGGATTTGCAAGCAAAATATACTATTGGTAATGTATCAATAAAGACATCTAAGGCAAGAGAAAATGCAGATGGGAAAAATACATTCGTTATTGATGATGATGATTTCGCACTTTAGAGTGCTCTTAGTTGTTTTATTTTTGAGTGGGTGTGCGACTGCTGGAGAACTTGCATTAAACACAGCTGCTGGTGCGTTAGGTAATATGTTGGATCGAAGGGTTGAAGATAAATTAGGTAATGACGCCAATTTGTCGGATGATAAACTTGATGGAAAATTGAGTAAGAAAAAAATTGTAATTTGTAAAAAACTAGATGAGGATAAATATTATGAATGTAAAAATAGTAAAGTTGATTAGTGGTGAAGATTTAATTGCAGAGTTAGCGGACTCTGATGATATAATTGTAAAAAATCCAGTTGTTATGATTCCTGTGAATAAAGATCAAATAGCTTTCCAGCCTTGGATTCCTTATGCTGAAGATAAGGAATATCTCCTTAAAGAAACACAAGTGGTTATAATAGCTACACCGAGCGAAACAATAGTTAATGAATATCAAAAAATCTATAGCTCTATTGTAACACCGAAGCAAAGTAGTATAATAATGTAAATACGTTTCCTTACATTATTAACCTTTTTTTGATATACTACTTATATGAAATTTTACACTTATGTTAGTTTAATTGGCAATAAAATTTATGCTCGTGAGTTGGATGATAAGGGTATAGAATATTCTGCCACTACGTCTTTTAAACCTACCATGTTTGTTCCCTCGCCCCCTGATAAAGCAAATTATAAAACTTTAGATGGAAAGGATATTGCAAGTTTAAATTTTCCCGATATTAAAGAATGTCGAGAATTCTTGCAACAATATGATGGTGTTTCTAATTATCCTATCTATGGACAAAGGAGTTTTGTTTATCAGTTTTTATCCGAAGAATATAAAAATGTTGAATGGGATGTTGATAAGATTTCAATTTATACAGTTGATATCGAAGTTGCTTCGGATGATGGTTTCCCCGATATACGTTTAGCGAATTCCCCGATTACAGCGATAACAGTTCACGATAGTATTGAAGATGCGTATTATGTTTTTGGTACTGGAAAGTATGAGAAACATGATCCCGATAAAACGATATGGTATTTTGAAGCATATGATGAACATGAAATGATGTCAATGTTTTTGGATTGGTGGAATGGTAAACCGCCTCATATTATTACTGGATGGAATTGTAAGTTTTTTGATATGCCCTATATTGTTAATAGGTTAAAATTTCTAGATTTAGATTTTAAAAAACTTTCACCAGTTAATAGAGTTTACGATAAGAATACAATTATTGCTGGACATGATAATATGTATTATCAGATCATTGGGGTTTCTACATTAGATTATCTTGATCTATATAAAAAATATACTTATACAAATAGAGAATCATATCGTTTGGATTATATCGGCCAAGTTGAGTTGGGAATGGGTAAGGTTACAGATGAAGATATGGCAGGATATGATTTATATAAAACTGATTATCAAAAGTTCATAGAATATAATATAAAGGACGTTGAGATTGTAAAGAAACTTGATGATAAGATGAAGTTACTGGATTTATTAATGACTATTGCTTATGAGTCAAAGATTAACTTTGAAGATGTATTTTCACCAGTTAGAACTTGGGAAACTATTATCTATAATTTTTTAAAGGATCAGAAAATTGCTATTCCAAATAAGAAAGGACAAGCGGGAAATCGAACCATTGAAGGCGGATATGTTAAAGACCCCGAAATCGGTATGCATAATTGGGTTGTTAGTTTTGATCTTAATTCTTTGTATCCGCATTTAATTCAACAATACAATATTAGTCCAGAAACAGTTTCAAAGGATGAGAAATTAAAAGTAAAGTATTCTGGTGGCGTTGAAGGATTATTAGAAAAGAAATTTAATACAAGTTATTTAAAGGAACATAATGTTACGTTAACTCCGAATGGTGTTCATTTCATAAAAGGTAAACAGGGGTTTCTTCCTAAGTTAATGAAATCCATGTATGATGATAGAGTTAAATATAAAAAGAAAATGCTTGAAGAAGAACAAAGATTAGAAGATGGTAATTATAAAAATAAACAAGATGTAATTAATAACATATCAAAATATAATAATGCACAAATGGCAAAGAAAATTCTTCTTAATAGTGCTTATGGTGCATTGGCGAATCAATATTTTTTATATTATTCGTTAGAACAAGCAGAAGCGGTTACAACATCTGGCCAGTTGTCAATTAGATGGATTGAAAGATGTATAAATAGATTTATTAACAATTTATTAAAGACGGAGGGCCATGATTATGTTATTGCATCAGATACGGATTCGATATACATCACTTTTGATAAATTGGTTAATGAAGTCTGCCGAGAGGGATTTGAGACTGAAAAGATTATCACCTTCTTGGATAAGGTGTGCAAGGATAAAATTGAACCGTATATTAATGAAATGTATCAAGCTTTGTATTCGTATGTAAATGCATACGAGCAAAAGATGGTGATGAAAAGAGAGTCGATAGCTGACAAAGGTATCTGGACTGCTAAGAAAAGATATATATTAAATGTATATGATTCTGAGGGTGTAAGATACAAAGAACCTAAATTAAAAATCATGGGTTTGGAGAGTGTTAGAAGTTCTACACCTCAATGGTGCAGAGAGAACATTCAAAATTTAATTAAAGTTATTATTGCAACAGATGAACAAACTGTTATTAAAACAATAGATGAATACAGGAATATCTTTAAGACATTATCTTTTAAAGATATTGCTTTTCCTAGATCGGTTAAAGGTTTAAGTAAATATAAATCTTCAAAAGATATTTACATTAAAGCAACACCGATTCATGTTCGTGGTACGTTGCTTTATAATCATCAATTAAATGAAATGAAATTAACAAGAAAATATCAACTAATCAGAGATGGAGAAAAAATAAAATTTGCATATCTCAAAGAACCGAATTTACTTGGTGAGAATGTTATTGCGATTTCAACAGTTTTGCCAAGTGAGTTTGGTTTGGAGAAATATATAGATTATGATATGCAGTTTGATAAAGCGTTTCTTCAACCGATAAAAAATATATTAGATGTTATTGGTTGGAAGTCAGAGAATATTAGTACTTTGGAATCATTTTTTGGGTGAAAGGAGTTTAATTATGGCAGTAAATAGTTTAGTTAAACAGTTAATCAAGGAGAGCGATAATGATATGGCGTCGGCTGTATCCGCTGGGATTCTTGGTGATTGCAACACTTTTTTGGATACTGGAAGCTATTCGTTGAATGCTTTATTGAGTGGTTCTTTATATGGTGGTGTACCATCTAATAAGATAACTTGTTTAGCAGGATCGGAGTCGGTAGGTAAAACATTCTTTGCATTGTCAATCGCTAAGAATTTCTTGGATACTAATAAAGATAGTTTGATTTTATATTTTGAGAGTGAGGGTGCG